GCGTTCCTGATGATGCTGTAGCTGTGCGGCTTGATCCTGTGCCTGTGGTAGTTACAGTGCCAACTACAAAAGGAGTGGCTGTATATATCTGTCTAGTAATGGTTGTAACAGAGCCGCCAGCAATGCTGTCTACACCAGCCCATATTGTGAAGTCATATACCCCGGCATCAAATAGAAGTCTATTCAGAGCAACAGTGACAAAAGCAGAGAAAAGCACAGTATTGCTAGTTGCTGTTCCGGTAATGACCTGCTCTGCCGTTGTTACTGGGATGGATGCAAAGGTAAGAATAGCTACATCGTTGTTAGCTCCTGCCGCAGTTATGACTGGAGTGGCGTTATAAAACACAACCCCTGTTCCCGCTGATGCTGAATTTGGTGGGACATTAACCCAAGCCGTGCCGTTATACCCAAGCAACTCATTAACTGCTGGTGTGCCGAATGTTACGTCTGACAAGTTAGACAAGGGGATATTAATACTTGCCGAGCCATTAAAAGACACACCGGCTATGTTCCTTGCCGTAGCTAATACTGTTGCGGCTCCTGCTGTTAACCCCGATGCTGTCCCGCTAATGTTTGTACCTGTGAAGGCCGCTGGAGTACCCAATGCAGTTGCATTACCTGATGCATCCAGATTGACTGACCTCTCTGAAGGGTAGGTAACAAATACATTTACTGTGCCTATTGGAAGGTTAACTACGAGGTTACTATTACTAGATGATAGGATTGTTGTCCGCGCTAATGTACCTGCACCAACAGTGCCAATACCCACTTCCCAGTCAGTACCACCAGCGGCAGCTAGAGCGTAGTAACAAGTATTACCATTACCAATCGCTGCAGAGAATGTCTGATAGCTATTCAACGCTCCAGCAAGCGTTAAGGTTCCAGTACCTACAGTAGTGCTAGTCTCGTATACACGATCCGCTAGGACAAGTGCCATTTAAACCCCCTTAGGCAATACGTATCAGGGCATTGGTAGCATCTGGAGTAGGCATAATCACGGTGAAATCGCCAGCGGTTGAAGATTTATCGCCACCAAAATCAAGCACTGCCACGGACTTATCGCTCTTGCTAGAGTTATATATCAATGCTCCACGGGCAGTTATAGTAGCGGTAGTCCATGTAGTGTTACTAAAATCTACAAACGCTGTAGTACCTGACAGGGTAATAGCCGCGCCGGATAATGTATTTCCACCTGCTGTGTACCCCGTAGCAACAACCTCATCAGAAGTTGAATAGATGGTAGTAGCTGCACCTAATGTGGCAGAAGAGGTATAGAGAGCAATTTTGAATACGTCAGTATCCATATCATGAACAGCTCCTAGGAGTTGCTCTTTGTACGAACTGCACATTGCCTGTGATATAGCCATTTTAATACTCCTTTTTAATTAACTGGAACTCTAACTTGTCCACTACGGTACGCATCGCGCCTATCTTTACCATCGCCTAGCACCTTCAACGAGCCCATAGATGCGTCAAAATGCGCTTTATAAAACGTAAGAATATCTGCCTCTGCCTTCATAAATATAGCTGCTTCAACTAATGCGCCATACAGAAGTACAGAGTCAAAGTTATCCCCTACCCATGATGTACCTGCTGTTACGATACTCTGTGGGTAGAAGTAATAATGTAATTCAACACCATAACTGGCATCAGGAGTTGGCCCCATTATATAAGTATTAGCATCAAACTGCGCATAATGCTTAGGGGTGCCTGTTGACCCGGGAGCTGGGTATGACTCTCTAATAAAGTTTACATCTTTCTGTAGTAGAAAGGACTGGGCTAATGTAGTAGGAGTAATAACCGACAATGAGAATGCTGCTAGATAGTCATCGGGTAGTGATAGGTATTGATTCCCTGATGTTACATTAGCTGTCTGATTCTTTCTAATAGCCGGTAGCTGAACGGTGTTGTATATATACTGCTCTGCTTGTTTTACAAACGTAGGAATAGCCGCCACGAAGTCAGTCTCGTAGTTCTCACAAAACGATTGTATGGAAGAATTCAGTTCAGTATAGTTCATAACCTACCTTATTGGCTGTTCTTGCTGAAGCCCTTACCCTTAGTAGCTGCACCAGCACCACGCATTGTCTTGGTATTGGTCTTAGGGATGTTGTTAGGATACCCAACATCTTTCTTATCAAGTGCTGCAGCTGGGGCTTCTTTAGGTTGTCTGTATACTGCCATGTTAGCCTCCCTTTTGAGCACGGATTTTAGCCATCCCACGACCAACGGCCTTCATGTCAGAATTCTTTTTACCTACACTGTTACCACTCTTGAACTGACTCTTGGTACTAACTGCAGGGCCATCAATACCTAACTGTTTGCCTTTAGTCTTACCTTTACGTTCGATTCCGCCGCCTATACTCATGATTAACTCCTATGTAGTAACTGTTACCTGACCTATTTCACCTACTGCTCTAAGTGCATCGGGCTCGTAGTTATGAGGATCGCTCAAGCCTACTGGATTCCACCCCCATTGTATCACTCTACTGCCATCAAACGTCATTGTATCTGGTCTAGGATTACGCACTGCTTGTGGATCATTAACAGGATACATACCCTGTAAGTTCTGCGGCTGATCCGGCTCCCAACACTCAGGACACACCAAGATGTTAATGCTCTTGGTACGAATTACAATACTTTTAAGCTTTGTTAGCTTAAACCTAAACCCACACCTGTCACATTGGGCAATAGCATTTTTGCCTGAGGAGAACTTACTAGCCATGTCCTACCCAATAAACATCTGTCGTGGCACTGCACGGATGCTTGCCTTTTCTCTATCCTCATCAATAGCCATCTGGAATGACTCGTCATACATCAGCTTTAGCATTTGCACTCTATCAGTGGATTCTGGACGCTTCACAGACACATAATAAGCTAGCCCTGCGACTAAGGCAGGGAGGAATCTAAATGGAATATCCACTGTCTCTACACCATTCCCTGCATCTTTAATGCGTCTTAAACGCCAATACTGTAATGTATATGAGTCATTAGATGGTAAAGGGTACACAGTTATCGTAGGATAGACTACTCCTGTTGGGGAGGTTGCTCCGCTTTGCCTATTGATATATAACTGAATAGGCCGACCTTGTGAGTTCTTATTAGGCAGTGTTGCATAGTTACTAACACTTATCCGACTTATACTGATGTCAACCTGCGATGTACCTGTACCTGTACGTATAACATGTTCAAGTAAGTCAATTGTATCGACAGGTAAGTTATATGTGCCTACATTTGTAAGTAATGGTATAGACCCTTGCTCAACTGTCCATAGGTTAATACCACGATTAGCCCACTCAATTGTTAGAAGATTTAGAGATCTCCTAGCAGTGCGCATATCATAACCTGAGCGTACCTCTAACCCAGCACGTTCATAAGCCTCTTCTACAAGGTCTGTGATGTCTAGGTTAAAGGCTGTTGTAGCGGTTGTTGGCATCTAACATTTCCACGCCCGAAGGCTTTTATTTATGCGGCTATCAGGATCATTTGCTGTTTTAGCTGAAGTCAGCTTCTTTTTCATGCCTGACATTCTGGCACAGAATGACTTCTTACGGCTACCACCTTCTGGCTGAGGGGCTTTTAGCCCGGGCTTACCGGGGTTAGCTGCATTATATGAAGCCCTACCCTTGGCGTTTAAGCCACCTTTTTCAGCCTTGCCTTCTTTTCGCGTCCATGCAGGAGTCTTAGCCATTATCTGTACCCTGCCGTTTTCTTTGCAATAGCCTTTGGTTGCGCTACAAACTGTTTACCTGCTGCCTTGCCTGCTCTTTTGGCTTTGGTCGTTGCTGCGTACTCTGCTGGGCTTAAAGACTTTATTGCTGCTTCTGGCAAATAACGCTCTCCCGTTTTGGAAGAAGGTTTCCCTGACTTAGTACGCCATTTCTGGTCGCCCCAATCTTTTAGGGATTTCTGCGGAGCCTTCAATCTTTATAACCCCCACCTGCCGCTTTGTACTTCTTAGCTACAAGTTGAGCCTTCCTAGCTGACCATTCCCCAGCGCCAGTACCTTGAGTTGCCGCTGCCTTTACCTGAGACACAATCTTCTTACGAATGGTAGGCTTTGTGTAATTACCAGCAGCGTTAACTTTGGTTTTAGCCATTAAACAATCTTACCACGTGTCTTACCACGTTGTTCAATGCCACCACCACGAGCGTACTTAACTGTACCGCCTTTAGCCTTTTTCTGGGGTGAACTTTCTCCCATTGGTAGTTTTTTAAAGTCGTTAGGTGCAACCATACTATTACCGCCAGTAGCCCCCTTGTGCCCTGCATCCAGCAGCTTCTGGAGTCTTGCTTCTTCAGCTACCTTACGCATTTCTTCCATAGCTTTATCGTCAGGCGTAGGGTCATTCTTAGCTGCGGTACGTGCCGCTTGCTCTGCTGGGACTTTAGGTTTAACTGCAATTATGACTGCCATTATATAATCCGTCCTTTAGTGTTACCACGTGTAGCTGCACCGTCAGCAGCGCGGACAAAACCACCATTTCTAAGACCATCATGAGCTTTAGAAGCGGGTTGAGCAGCATGTTTAGCCAAAGCTTTAATCATGCCACCCTCAGCAAACTTAGCCATCTTAGGTTCTTTAGCTTCTTTCTTAGCATACTGGGCAGGGCGCATTTTACCGCTAGCAAGGTTCTTAGCCATCCCCTTCATACCGGGTTCTTCTTTACGCCCTTCAGACTTCTCTCCAGCTACGAATTGCTTGGGGGTAATTTTCTTACCAGCCACTGCTTTAGCTTCGCCAAATTCCTCGTTATAAGATTCTTTACCGCCAAATAGTTTTTTAGCCACATTTCCCCCATCCTTAAATTTAATCCCTGCATTAGGTGCGGAGATTGCTGTCTTATTCCCCGCACGGATTTTCCCACCCTTCTTAGGCTCTGGACTCATGAAAGACATTTCTGTACTCTCTTGGGTCCTACCCCCTCTCTTAAACCTCTTGCCCTTATCTGCCTGTGTAAAATCTTCAGCTACACTAGCAGGAACACCAACCTTCTTAGCAAAGGCTGGGTCATGAGATGCTGCCCTCATCAGATTAGCTTGAGCTTTTGATTTGCTAGGCATGACTAGCCATAAAAAATAGTAACATCAATAGTATTAGTCATAGCTGCATATATACCATTATAGGCAAGTATTCCCTCACCCGGAATCAGCATATTTTGCACATTGTTTGCTGCATTAGCATCCGTTGCCATCAGGAACCTCTGGGCATACACACAAGCTGTACTAGCAGCAACCGTGCCGGTATTTACGTCCACTACTGTAAATGTGTTTGCATTCACAACAGTAATTACATAGTTACCAGCAGTTCCTTGCAGCGTAGCTACAGCAAAGTTTAGCCCTAGTATCTGCCCATCAGTCAAACCATGACTGCTCTTAGTAACTGTAATTAATGTACCAGCACGTTCATAAGTAGCAGAAACAGGGACCGTAGTGGTATCCCAAAGAGTAAGTGTCGCTGCCCCAGAAGATACCGTCATTAACCCTTTTAACCGAGTTCTCTCTTTAAGAAAAAACCCGTTTACATTTAGGTGCCCTGATTTTACGTCAGTTTGCATAGTCATAATTACCCCCAATACTACGAATCAGAGAAAGGAGTTGCTATTGAACCTGAACCATTCAGTGTAGCCTTAACCATCCATTCAAGGGCACTTATTACTGTAACCTCTACATAACTACCAACCAATCCACCAGTAGTCGTACCATTTAACGTAATAACTGCGTTGGTTGCGGCTGGGAAGAATGATTTACCCGTAGCGGTTGTATCAATACCAATAAATACGCTACCGTAAAACTTATCAGTCGTACCTGAGGTAGTAATAATCAGAGCAGTTGATGCTGTCTCAATAAAGAACTTAAACGTAGCACCTTGATTATTCAGTCCAGCTGGAGCAAACCCGGGACCATCAGCTGCACTTGCTGCAGTAGCATTAATTAATGGGAGGGTAAGGGTAATAGCTGCGCCGTTAACACGAAGCATCCGACCTGCATGGGCATCTACGGTTAGCTGAGTAGAAGCAGTAAGGTTAACATCTGCACCGGGACCTGCATTGATGAGTCCACCTAGTGATCTGACGGGACCTTGGAATGTTGACTTTGCCATAATATATCTCCTGTGTTATAGCACTTCATCCACACTGTCTCTACAACGTCTGCTAGGTCAGTCAGAGTGGAGTATAAGAATCCTAGACGCTACTCGCTTTATACACCTATTTAGATATGTGTGCAAGAGGGTTTACGTGCCGCCATCATCTTTGCTCTCCATACTGGATCGGCCCAC